CGTGACCCCATCATTACGAATGATGTGCCGTCGTCAATCACAACTTGTCAAATCCGTTCTCTGGTCCGGCAAATATCTATGTAATTAAAGCAACTTGCCCAAAGTCGTATCGTCATTTATCACCACTAGCAACCACCGCTAATCGCGCGGTTTTGTTACCCGTGCGTTACCCAGCTAGGAATGATTGAATGGCGAAGGCCCTTACCGCAAAAGCGATCGAGAACATGAAGGCCGGTTCGAGCCGGAAAGAGATACCCGATGGGGGCATGCCTGGGCTCTACCTGATCGTTCAGCCGAAACGCGAGCGCGACGGCAAGGAGCTTCTAGTGGCGCTGAGCTGGGCTATTCGCTATCGGTTCGACGGAAGGCCTCGGAAATTCACGATTGGTTCTTATCCCAAATACGGTCTAGCCGAGGCGCGCGAGGCTGCCAGTGCGTCTCTGCGTTCTGTGACCGAGGGCAGAACCCCCATCGAAGAGAAAGCTGCTCGCGAAGCTGAACGAACCGATGAGCGCAATTTGGTGCCCAATGTCCTCGACGACTTCATCAAGAAGCACGTCGATAAGGAGAACCGGGAGAGCACTGCAAAGAACACAAAGGCTTTCATCAACAATGAGATCCGGCCGCAGTGGAAAGCGCGATCGATCCAAAGCATCAAAAAGCGCGACGTCATCGAACTGCTTGAGGCTATTGGCGAACGAGGGGCGCCAGAGTCCGCGGCTCGTGTCCGCGCTATCCTGAGCAAGTTCTTCAACTGGTGCGTGGACCGGGACATTATCAACGCCTCACCGCTACCGAAAGACGGGATTGCAAAACAAGGCAAGAGCCGCGAGCGCGTGCTCTCCGATGACGAGCTTCGGTGGCTTTGGGCGGCATGCAAGCGCATAGGTCATCCGTTCGGCCCCATGGTTCAACTGTTGATCGTGACCGTTCAGCGGCGGAACGAGGTTTCCGGCGCCTGCCGCAGCGAGCTTGATCTTGGCGGAAATCACCAACTCTGGACCATCCCGCCGGCCAGGACAAAAAACGGCAAGGAACATCTCATCCCTCTGTCCGGCAAGGCGATCGAAATTATAAAATCGCTCCCAAAGATTGGTGATCTGCTCTTCACTACCACTGGAGAAACCGCTGTCAGCGGCTTCTCGCGCGCGAAGGAGAGCATCGACAAGGCGATGCTGAACATCGCCAGGGAGGAAGCGGTAGCTCGTGGTGACGATAACGCCGAGCAAATCTCGTTGGAGCGGTGGACGCTCCACGATCTGCGCCGAACCGCAGCGACAGGAATGGCAAAGCGGGGCCTTCCCATTCACGTTGTCGAAGCCGTCTTAAACCACCAAAGCGGCACGCTCAAGGGCGTTGCCAAAATCTACAATCGCTATTCGTACCTCGACGAAAAGAGGGAGGCGCTTTCAGCCTGGGAGCGGTATGTCATTGAACTCGTCGATCGGCCGGCCGTGTAACGTCCGTCGTCTTGCATTATAGTAACGTCACGTAACGTCACGTGGCGGCTTGCCCGCTAAATGTCTCATTCCTTCGAGTTGCCGGCGCGCGTCCTCTTCGACACGCCGCTGTTCATCCTCTGGGAGTTTCGCTGCCCCCTTGGCGACCTTCAGCAAATCCTGAATACTCGTGCTTCCACGAAGTGCGTGGACCGGGCCACTTACGGCGCTAGACAGCGCTAAGACATCGTTGGAGTTGTAAAGCACTTCAAGCAAATCTTCCATCAGCGACCAGGTGGCTGAGGAATAGGCTTGCAGCTTTTGCTCGTCGCCGTCGGCGGCGTTAATCCGATCTCGAACGGCGAGCATTCGGCGTGCCGTTCGCGATGCAAGGCGCGCGAGCCGTAAATGCTGCTCGTCGATTGGGTCGGCGATATCGTTGGCGCGAAGCCCGATTTGGATTAGATGCCGAATCGCGTCGGCGCGCGAACGCAAGCTATGCCCCGCGGCAAACTCATCAAGAAGGCTCATCTCTTCGTCCGTGAGAAGTATATTGAACCGAGTAAGCTTTGCGTTCTTGGCCGCCATCTTCAGTCCTGCTGTCTATGTTGAATCACTTTGATTAGTCACGAATATTCCTACATAGGACTATTTTCTTGTGTCAAGACGTTCGATGTGTCGAATATTTTCCCCATCGTTGTCCACAGATCACAGAAATTGTGCCATGAACGGCCTGTACCCCTTCATGTAATCGGCAAATCCCAGTATAACTAATCACGGTGAAAAGTGATTTGCCGTGACACATCGATAGGAGTTTAGACCAAATGGAATACCTCACGGGTCCACAAGTAAAGCAGCGGTACAAAATCAGCGAAAGCACACTCGGCCGCTGGATCAAGGATGAAGATGTGGCTTTTCCGAAACCAATGGTCATCAACCGCCGGAAGTTCTTCGCAGAAACCGATCTAAGTGATTGGGAGCAAAAAAAGCGAACCAAGGAGCTTTCATGATCAAGCTCAAAAACGAAAACGACATGGGCCCAGCCGGCAAGCAAGAAACCCATGTCGCTCGTAATGAAACCGCCAAGAAGGCGACCTCTCCACACCCATCCGCAGCAATCCATAGGAGCGCCGATGAGCAGCCAATCTAATACACGATCCAAGCTCGTAGTACAGATCATAGACAACGGGATTCCGACTGGATCACCGATTACTGTCGTCGGCAGGGACGCGTGGTGCTTGCAGAGGCTCATAAGCGCCGGCAAACGCGGCTTTAGCTCGATTGAGCAACCTGCGCCAAGAACCTCGCATTACATCTACAAGTTGAGACGTTTCGGTTTTGCAATCGAAACAAAGCATGAAGCGCACGGAGGCGAGTACCCAGGTACGCATGCACGTTGGTCGCTTCATTCCGAGGTGCGGATCTTGGAGGGGAAAACTGCATGACGTCCGCTCCTGAAGACACTTCGATTATGACGGCGGCCCAATGGGTCGCCGAACGTGACCCAATGCCTGACGTCATACCCCAACTCAAGCAGCGATTTGATCTTACTGCTTTGCAGGCATCGCAGGCTTGTGCCATGGCGCAGAAGTATCGCGTGTTGCGGAGGACGTTTGGATGATCGACCAAGCAACTACCAGCACCGCGATTGATCTGCCCGAACCCGACGACGATCTAGGGCCGCTTCACCACCACAAGCTATCTGCCGTTTTGACGGGGGAAATGGGACGGCTCTACAGCGCAGGCTTTTGGCTTCTGCCGTTGGGGCAAAAAAGAGAGCCCTTGCTGAAGTTCAAGACAAGTGAGGGCGATTCTGTAAGGCGTCATCAGCTTTCACTCGTGGTGCAAAAGCTCGTTGCCGCGGGGAGCAGCAATTACGCCATCAGACTCAGAGGGATGGTCGTCGTCGATATCGACACTGATACGCCTGAGGCACGAGAGTACGTCGAGCGTCGTTTTGGTAACTCGACCGTTCAAGTCAAAACGCCCCGTGGCATTCACCACTATTACCGATTTTCCGGGCGGGCACCTGCGAAAGTGTCGCTTCCGGGCATTTCCATAGATTTCAAAACCGGAGAGCAGTCGTTGATCGCCGGACCGTTTGCGGAGAGAGCGGACGGTGGCGCCTACTATCCTCTCAAAGGGAAGCTCGAATCTGTCGAAGCGTTGCCCCCCTTTGTTGACCAAGACACCGACGATATTCCGACCCCGGCCAACGAAAGCGACGACGGTCTTGTGGTCGGTCGCAGAGTGCCCCGTGGCGACCGCCATATGCATCTCAAACGGCGCGGCATGCAACTCATACGCATGGTTGAAAGCGAGCAAGAACTGATTGGCGAGCTTCTGCGATGCCGTGAATGGGACTGCGACTTTCCAGACGAGATACCAGACAGCGAAGTGGAAAGCATTGCTCGCTGGTTCTGGTTCAAGCGCTGCAACAACCAGATTTGGGGCGGGAGGCATTCTCCAATGGGTATGACACGAGCCTCGCTCGATCAGCTTCTTAACGTCAAATACGGCCAGGATGCGTGGCTTCTCTATTCGTTCGTCCACGGCATCCACCATCACAACCATCGCGAATTTGCGATTGTGCCTGAATCGATCCACGCCGCAGAAAAATTGAAGGCGTTAAGCTGCAAAGATATTCGGCGCGCTGCCCAAATTTTGGTTGATCACGGTCTTCTCACGCGCCGGAAGATCAAAGAGGGCTTCAAGTGGAAGTACCTGTATCGAATTACCCTTAGCATCGGGGGAGAGAGGAGAGAGGTCTCCCATTACATTACTTCCCAGAATGGACACATGGGCTTGACCCTTATCGAGGGGGATAGGTCGTGATTCAGCTTGACCTCTTCGACTGGGCGAAATCTAGGCCAACGGCGGATGTACTAGATTGGACCGTGCCCTTTGCGAAACGCGTTATGGAGCGCCTGCACGAGTACGACGATAACTGGCCGAAGCCCTCGTTCGCAAACACAGTCATCCCCCTTCCCCAACGCAATCGAGGTGCTGCATGACCGGGATCATCCTCTTGAATGTCACCCGCAACGACGACGGACAGTACGAGATCACCGACCACCGCGGCAAACTGGTGGAAGGTCCGTTCGACACCAACGCCGCAGCTTGGAAGACGCTCGATCGTCTCGACAACGAAGCGAGCCGTCCGGCTAAGCCAAAGAGCCACAAGAAGGTGCTCTGGGGCAGGCCGGAAGCGCCGAAGTCGAAGAAGGGCCGAGGCAAGGTCAAACGTCAGCAGAAGCACCAGGACCGCCAGTTGATGGCAAACGCCGGCAAAGCCGTCGGGTGGGTGCGGTCTATCGCGGCTGCCAAGTTCGATCCTGTCAGCGAGCGTGCCTACCGCGATTACAAGCTAGGCACATTCGGCGCTGCGTCCGAAGTCAAGCGCATCGATCCGGCCGCGTATCTTGCCGAAAAGGCAAAGGGGAATTGATGTCAGTCGAAGAACTCCCCGAAGACGTCCAGCAGCGGATGATTGAAAAGCTACTCGGCAAGGTGAATGCCGAGCGCATCAAGACGACAACGAGGGGCTTCCGGCCGACGCCCGTCATAGTCGCGTACGAATTCTACCGGCTGCCCGTGCAGGAGTTCCGGAGCTGGCGGATCGATCGAATCGAGAACGGCAGGAAAGACCAGCACCTTGGAAACGTCGATGAGGAACGCTGCCGGCAGGAGGTCGCAGCCCTTCGCGAAAAAGGTTTCACAGTCAAGCAGGTGACAATCGGCCTCGAGCCCACGAAGGCCCAGCGCGAGCAAGCTCGTTTGGCCTGCAAGAACCGCCGCAGCTCCATCATGGACAGATTGAAGGATGTACGAATTTGAACATGCAAACACTCACTCGAGCCTTCGATCCAAGCAACGAAGAGCAGTTGGCGAAAGCGACGAGGGCCGAGGAGCTGAAGTTTCGTGGTCTACGCCGTGAGGAGGGCAGGCAAGGAGGACAAGAGCTATGGTTTGCCGTCAAGGCGGTTCCCCGCTCCCAGCGGTCGCCATCGACACCGGCGAACGATGATCGGGCGCCCAGCCTCAGCCTCGTCGAGCGCAATCTCGCCAACGGCGGCTTCGAAACCTTCATGCCGTGCTATCGCAAGGTCATCCGCCACCATCGGAACCATAAGCTGATCGAGAGGCGCTTCCCGATCTTCACCGGCTATGTCTTCGTCAATCTGCCAACGCTGCAGTTTCGCAACGTCGAGGCGGTCGAAGGGGTTGGCAAGCTGCTGAAGTTCAGCCGCACTTACGGGGATGAACCAGAGCCGTTCAGCTTCGCCCAGGAGGTGATCGACCGGCTGCGCTATGCGGAGTGGTTCGAGGATCAGGCGTTCCTTCTCATGAAGGCCCATGCGATGCGGCAGGATGAAGTGGAGCGGGAACAGATCTCGGCAAAGAAGCTCGTTGCCAAATCGAACAGTCGGCGTATTCGAAACTCTCAGTATTCCGAGCTGGCCGGCAGCCTGGCACGCAGCATGACTTCGCCTTCATCCCGGAAAGTGGTTATGGAAACCATGGCTCAGCTGTTGAAACTCGGCTGACCCGCTTGCAAAAGCATAACCATATAGTAATATCTGCGCACTGATTTGTGGATGTACAGTGCGCAGAGACGCCGGTCCACGCGGTTCCATCCCAAACCGCACGATGGAAGAAATGTATCTTCAGCCCAGAATTCGCGCCTAGCCGTGTGCTTGTGCTTTGACAATCCGGTCCATGATGGCCCCGACGGGTTCCTCCACGACATAGGCGAGGGTTCCCTCTGGCCCGGGGGCGGATACGATGATTACCGTTTGGTTGCCCGGCTGGCTCACCGACACGATCTGATCAACGTTAATATAGATCGGTTTTCCGACAAGGTCGGAGCGAGTGGCTTCAATAAATGGCATTTGGTGTCTCCCGTCTGTTGGAAGCGGTGGCGTCTGATTTGGTGGCCGACACGACACCGGCCACCAAAAGTGCTTAGCGGTGAAGCGCCGCGATGATGTGCGCTACCGCGATAAGAATGCCTGCGGGAATGATGATCTTGAAAGACATTTTCCCGAAGGTGCCATGAATTTCCATGCTGTTTCCAATGCTGTCTGGTGTTTCGATAAGGAGCGATTCCGCCGCTCCTGAAGCCACGATTAGGGACGAATGGTTGTTTCGTAGAATGGGGGACCATTTTTCGGGGTATAGAAGGTTGTCGGCCTTCACAACCAATTGAGGCTTTGGGTTTATTTCCATGTAGTGGGGATCAGCGTCGCAAGCCGATCCTTATATATTCTCAGCATTTGAGGCGGATCGTCCAGATGTTGCCTCAACGATACCGGGCGGCGGCTATGTCGGTCGAACCATGTCAGGACGACATCATGGCATGGCTAGTCGGTTAAACGGCAGTGTTAATCCCACGTAGCCTGCCACCCTTCGGGGCCGATTATGGTGCGCCCGTACAAAGACAACCCGCCATCCTAACCGGTCGGCGGTTGTCGCTTTTCAGCCTCACCTGGCAGATGAGATCAATGATAAAAGACGGCAGTGCTACCGAACGGTGAAAAATTCCATTCGCTCGATGTCATCCGGCGTGAGAGGGTTTGGACGCGGATTGGGCCTGAATTTTTCCATAGCATCCTGGAAGGCCAAGTTCGCCCCAAACCCCACCGTAAATGGGTGCATTTCCCGATAGGCGGCAAGTTCACCGACAAAAGCGGCCGCTTTCAATTTCGCCTTCTTCGACGTTTCCTCGTCATCCATAATGTGGCTGAGATACTGGTCGGCATCGAAAAATGCGTCGGCTCTAGGGAACTCAAACTTGTGAAACTGGACGCTATAGCCTCGAGAGATACGTTTCTTCAAAAGCAGGTGATAAGCCACCCAGTATCGTATTAGTGCCCATATCCCGACTGGAATTGGTAGAGCCCACAACACAGCCAGGAGGATCCCGAATGCTGGAAGTTGCGAGCCATCCTCCGCTAGCCGTGCCAAGCAAGCGGCGCCGATAACATCAAGAATAGCGGCAAACCCGATATATACCCACTTCATCCAAAACCTCCCTATGCCTGCTATTCTTGGGCGTTCCCCACCATAACGCTCCACAGGCCAAGGTATGGGTGACGCAGTTGAGCACCTCAGAAGCAATACACCAATAGATTAGCAAAGGTCCATTGGGGCAACTCCAGCCGATCAGAAGGCGAGAGAAGAATGAGCAGACCAAGCGACTACAGCGAAAACCTGGCATCCAAGATTTGCGAGATGATCGCAGACGGGAAGAGCCTCCGCAGCATCTGCCAGGATGATGACATGCCGGCTCAATCAACCGTGTTCAAATGGTTGGGCGATAACTCCTCATTTTCGGAGCAATACGCACACGCACGCGAGGCCCAAGCTGACGCGCTCTTTGACGAGATCCTGCATATCTCGAATACACCTGTGATCGGCGAGAAGGTCAAAGTTGACGCGGAAGGCAAGGAAGAGGTCACGCGCGGCGACATGATCGAGCACCGTCGCCTGCAGATCGACGCCCGTAAATGGATGGCCGGCAAGCTTCGGCCGAAAAAGTACGGTGACAGGCTTGACGTCGACCTGAACGGTAATGTCGGTTTCGTCGTCGGTGCGAAGCCTGTCACTGAAGAACAGTGGCTGCAAGAGCATGGATCAGGCGCCGAATCTTAGGCTCGCCTGGTCGCCACAAGCAGGACCACAAGCGGCGCTGGTAGATTGCCCGTTTCGTGAGGTCTTCTTCGGTGGCGCTCGTGGCGGCGGCAAGACAGATGGTGTCCTCGGCAAGTACGCTATCAAGGCGCATTTGTATGGTTCCGGCTTCAATGCGCTGTTCTGCCGTCGCGAGCTGCCGATGCTTGATGACGCGATCGAGCGCAGCCGAGAGATATACGGCAAGATCGGCGCCGGCTGGAACGATCAGAAGAAGACATGGACATTCCCCGGTGGCGGTCGTCTTCGCTTCCGTCCGTTGGAGCGAGTGCAGGACGCGGATAAGTACCAAGGCCAGAACGTCTCCGATGCCTGCGTAGAGGAAGCGGGGCTTTATCCGGACTCGAAGCCGATCGACAGGCTCTTCGCCGTCCTGCGCTCTGCCAAGGGTGTTCCGACGCAGTTGCTGTTGACGGGCAACCCAGGGGGCGCTGGCCAGCACTGGATCAAGCAGCGGTATATCGACCCGGCTCCGCAAGGCATGAAGGTTCTGGCGCGGTTGCTGCCAAATGGCAATGAACATCGCTACGTCTTCATCCCGAGTAGGATCGAAGACAACAAGCTGCTTCTGGAGAACGATCCGGACTACGTGAACAATCTCTATCTGGTCGGCTCTGACGCCCTGGTAAAGGCGTGGCTGTCGGGCGACTGGAATGCTGTCGAGGGAGCGTTCTTCGATTGCTGGAGCAGCGCGAAGCACATCGTCCGGCCGTTCGCTATTCCGGAGGACTGGGTTCGCTTCCGCTCCATGGACTGGGGTTCTGCCAAGCCGTTCTCGGTTGGGTGGTGGGCGGTTGCCGGCGATGACTGCCTGGTTGAAGGTGGCATTATCCCGCGCGGCGCCATGATCCGCTATCGAGAATGGTACGGCTGCAAGCCAGGAGAGCCGAACGTCGGTCTGAAGCTGACGGCCGAGGAGGTGGGAAGGGGCATTCTTGAACGCGAGAAGGGCGACAAGATTGTCTATGGCGTGCTCGATCCCGCTGCCTTTGCCGAGGACGGTGGCCCGTCGATCGCCGAGCGCATGGCACTCGCCACGAGCTACAAGGTCAATTTCCGTCCGGCTGACAATGCTCGCGTCTCACAGCGCGGCGCCATGGGCGGCTGGGACCAGATGCGAGCGAGGCTGAAGGGTGTTGGTGAGCGTCCGATGCTCTACGTCTTTTCGACCTGCACGGATTTCATTCGCACCGTTCCGCTTCTGCAGCACGACCAGGCGAGGCCAGAAGATTTGGATACGAACACAGAGGACCATGCGGCCGACGAAGCGCGTTACGGCTGCATGTCTCGCCCATACATGCCGCCAGCGGTGGCGGTTCCGCAGCAGCAGTCATTGAAGACGATCCACAACATGACGTTCAACGAATTCATCGACACGGTGCCCCGTGTGCAGGAGAGGGTGTAAATGGACATCGAAGCCCAGGACGCACCGCCTGCATACGATCTGGCGAAGGTCGGCGCCCATTGGAAAGGTGAGCTCGAGACCGCATCACGGTATTTCACTACGTGGTTCGAGCGCTGCCAAAAGATCGAGAAGATCTATCTTCAGCAGCAGAGCGAACAGGGCGGTTCGCAGCGGAACAACTTCCCGATGCTCTGGGCAAACATCTCGGTTCTGCAGCCTGCCATCTACGCCCGGTCTCCTCAGCCGGCCGTCGAGCGTCGTTTCAAGGATTCCGATCCCGTTGCTCGAGCCGCATCCGAAATTATCGAGCGTGTTCTGTCCTTCACCACGGATAGGGGCAACATCGATGCGCTGATGCGGCAGTCGCGCGACGACTTTCTACTCTATGCTCGTGGTGCCGCGTGGCTCCGGTATGAAGCGGATATCGAGCCGGTTGATCCGGGTGTTCTGCCCTCGCAGTCCGCGGCTATGGAAGATGCAGAAACTACCGCGATGCCTCCCATGGAGCGGATCGCCAATGAGCGCGTTTGCGTCGACTATGTGCACTGGTCCGATTTCCTGCATTCTCCGGCCCGCCGTTGGGAGGATGTGACGTGGGTCGCCCGTCGCGTTCCTATGACCAAGGACGAGATCGAAAAGCGGTTTGGTCCTGAAGCCGTCCAGCAGATCAGCGCCACGGTGATGGAGTCCCGGAAGGGCAGCACGCAGACTGAGCGCGCCCAGAACGAAGGTAAGACCGGCGTTTGGGAGATCTGGTGCAAGAGTGATGATTACACGGTCTGGATCGCCGACGGCTCTCCGGTGGCCTTCGAGGTCTCCGAGCCGCCGCTAGATCTTGAGGACTTCTGGCCATGCCCGCGTCCGGCCTATGGCACGACCTCGACAGGCTCCCTGATCCCGGTTCCGGACTACGTGTACTATCAGAATCAGTGCGAGGAGATCGACACCCTCACGAAGCGCATCAACAAGCTCACCGATCAGCTGCGCCTGAAGATATTCTATCCGGCCGGCGACGGCAGTGTTTCGCCAGCGATCGAGAAGGCGATGCGGCCTGAGAACGACACGGTCATGGTGCCGATTCCGGAGTGGGCTGCTTTCGTCGACAAGGGCGGCAGCAACGCCATCGTGACGCTGCCGATCGACGAGGTGCAGAAGGTCATTACCGCCTGCATCGCGGCGCGTCAGCAGCTCGTCGAGGATGTCTATCAGATCACCGGCATCTCGGACATTGTCCGGGGTGACACGCAGGCATCAGAGACGGCGACGGCGCAGCGGATCAAGAGCCAGTGGGGTTCGATCCGCATCCGCGACCGCCAGGCAGAGTTGGCCCGGTTTGCCCGTGACATCGTGCGCATGGCCGGCGAAATCATCTGTGACCTGTTCCAGCCGGAAACGCTGATGCTGATCAGTGGCGTTCAGTTGCCTAGTGCACAGCAGAAGCAGATGGCTCAGGCCCAGATGCAACAGGTTCTTGCTGCATCGCAACAGGCAGCGCAGCGCGCTCAAGGAATGGGCCAGCCAGCGCCACCAGCTCCGCAGCCACCTCCCGCAGCGCAGCAAATGATGTCGCAGCCGGATATCGACGCCGTTGTCGCGCTGATGCGGAACGACAATATCCGCGGATTCAAGATCGATATCGAGACGGACTCGACGATCGAACCCGACGAGGACGCGGACAAGGCAAGGCGCATGGAGTTCGCCAAGGTGATCGGCGGGTTCATCCAGCAGGCCGGACCGGTCGCCGCTCAACAGCCGATGCTGGTGCCGGTCATGGTCGAAGTCCTTCTGTTCGTCGCACGCGGCTTCAGGGCGGGGCGCCAGCTGGAGAGCGTTCTGGAGCAGGCGGGAGCGCAACTCTCGCAGCAGGCCATGGCACCCAAGCCACCGCCGCAGCCAACGCCTGAACAGATGATCGACCTTCAGACGACGAAGGTTAAAGCTGACGCCGAGCAGACGAAAGCGCGCCTTGGCGTGATGCAGGCGGAAGCGGAGCACCGGACCGAAATGGAGAGGATGCGCGGGGATGCCATCATGAGCGCGATGCAGGCAAACCAGCCCCCGATGCAAGGAGCGATGCAATGAGGCAGCGGTATTGCCGCGTATGTGGTGGTTGGCACGACCTGGAAGCGTGGCCGCACAATTGCATGCCGGAACGCAACCTTGCGGCTTCCGATCTTCCCGGGCCACGGTTCATCAGCGACGGACTTGAAATCCGATCGATGCATGACGGGCAGATGTACACCTCGAAATCCAAACTCCGTTCGGCTTATCGCGCCGCCGGGGTGGAAGAGATCGGCAACGAGAGACCACGGCCGATCGAGAAGCCGAAGACGGACCGCAAGGCGATCCGCAATGAACTGCGGCGGGTTTACGCCGACTACACCGCCTGAACGGGCATCAATCCCCGACAAAGGATCTTTGAGAGATGGATGAACTCCTGAACGCGGCCGGCAACGGCAGCGAAGACACCGTTGTATCCGAAAAGCCGATCAGCATTCGCGACAGCCTCAAGGCGGCGATGACGGACGCGGTCGAGGACACAGGCGCGGCCGCAGCAACTGGCGACACAAAGCCACGCGACCAGGCAGGGCGCTTTGTACCCAAGGAAGGTGAGAAGCCTGCCGCTGCCGCCCCGCAGACGACGCAGCCCACGGAACAGGCGCCCGGCGCGCCGGCAGCCCAGACCGCTGCACCTGTTGCGGCCCCCGTTGACCAGGCACACAAGGCTCCTCCCGGCTGGTCTCCGGATGCAAAAGCTTCGTTCGACACGCTGCCTGATAACGTGAAGGCTGCGATATCCAAGCGAGAGCAGGAAGTCGATAACGGCTTCAAGGTTCTTCAGGACTACAAGGGGCTCGAGGAATTCACCCCGCTGATCAAGCAGGGGAACACGTCCCACGCCGATGTGATGCGCAAGGCGCTCGACTACGAGAAGTTCCTGCAGCGCGATCCGGTCGGCACCTTGTTTCATGTCGCCCAGATCGGCGGCGTCAATCTTCAGGCTCTGGCACAGGCGATTGTCGAGGGGAAGGTTCAAATTCCCCAACAGCAGGCGCCCGTCCAGCAACAGCGTCCGCAGCCTCAACCCGTCAACGTTGAGGCCACGGTCGAACAGGTACTTCGGAAGCGGGACACTGAAAATCAGGTTCAGTCGTTCATCTCCGACCCAGCGAACGTGCACGCCGAGGCCGTGCTTGAAGACATGATCGCCCTTATCAGCGCGGGGCGCGCATCGTCGCTCAAGGATGCCTACGACGCCGCATGCTGGATGCGTCCGGACATCCGTCAGCAGTTGATCAGTCAGACTGCTCCCAATCCGGCTCCCGATCTCAATGCCCAGAGGGCAGCAGCGGCAGATCAAGCCCGCCGTGCCTCTCGATCCATCACAGGTTCCGCAGCTCCCGGCCCGAGTGCGTCGGCAACACCTGCGCAGCCATCATCAATTCGCGACACCCTAAAACAGGCCATAGCGGCCGCAGGGTCTCGCGCCTGATCAAAGGTGATCATCCATGGCAGTCTCTCCGAACCTTTCGGAAATCGTCACGACCACCCTGCGCAATCGCAGCGGTGTCGTTGCTGACGATGTCACGAAGAACAACGGGCTTCTGACCCGTCTCAACGCCCGCGGTCGCAAGAAGCCAGTTTCTGGCGGTCGCACCATCGTCCAGGAACTCCAGTACCAGGAAAACAGCACGTTCAAGCGCTATTCCGGCTACGACCTCCTGAACATCCAGCCCTCCGACGTCATCACGGCGGCTGAATACGACTACAAACAGGCAGCCGTTGCCGTATCCATCTCCGGCCTGGAGCAACTTCAGAACTCCGGCGAAGATGCGGTCCTCGACCTGCTCGAACAGCGTATCGAAAACGCCGAAATCACGCTGAAGAACAATATCGCTCTCGACTGCTATTCGGACGGTACGGCCGATGGCGGGCGTCAGATCGGTGGCCTTCAGCTCCTGATTTCCACGTCTCCGACCTCCGGCACTGTCGGCGGCATCAATCGTGCGACCTGGGCCTTCTGGCGTAACCAGAAGTTCTCGGCGACGTCTGACGGTGGCGGTGCTGCATCGACGAGCAACATTCAGAGCTACATGAACCGGCTCTACCTGTCCTGCTCCCGCGGTCCGGATGTTCCTGACCTCATCGTTGCCGACAATAACTATTTCCGGCTCTACTGGGAATCGTTGCAGGCTATCCAGCGCATCACGTCGGCCGACAAGGGCATGGCGGGTTTCAACTCCCTCCAATACATGGGCTCCGACGTTGTTTTCGATGGTGGTTTTGGCGGCGGTGCGCCTTCGAACCAGATGTATTTCCTGAACTCGAAATACCTCTTCTACCGCCCGCACCGCGACCGCGACATGGCTCCCATCGGTGATGACCGCATGAACCCCAATCAGGACGCGACCGTGCGTCTGTGGGGCTTCGCCGGCAACATGACGATGAACAACGCCTTCCTCCAGGGCGTCCTGTTCGCCTGAGCCGAAACAGAAAGGAAACTCGAAAATGTCTGTTGCAAAGACTCAGACCGAGCGTTTCGGCGCAAATCCGTTCGCGATTGAAGGTCCGATCGTAGCCGGCTCCGGTATTCCGGGGCCCAACTTCACCCTGGGCTCTGTGTGCTGGGGTGATGCAGAGGCCGAGTGGGTCTATTGCCAGCTCGTGTTGGCATCCCAGACGACGCTTCAGCCTGGCCAGTGGTTCCAATGGGATCGCGACTACGCAGCAACGCTGTTGACGACCGCTGCGGCTGTCGTTGGCAACCGGTGCGGTGTATTCGCAGGTGCAGCCCAACCTCCGACCATCACGGGCGGCCCGGTTGGCACCGTCACCCTCGCTGCTGGAACCTATTACATCTGGCTCCAGCGCTCGGGGCAGGCTCCGGCGCTCGTCAGCGCGAGCGTGACAGCCAGCATCGTGGTGGCGGAAACGACGGCGACCTCGGGCCAGCTTGCTGTTCCCGCATCGCCGACCGCAACGACGAAGCAGATCACTCCGGTCAGCTTCGCTTCCGCGAACAAGACGTTCACGGCAACCACGGTCAACGGTTCCCCCGTCCTGACCGGTCTCACCGGCGCGTCGTCCGGTTCTGGTCCGTTCATCGGTGCGGCTGTGTCGGGAACAGGTATCCCCGGCGGCACGACCGTTACCGGCGTCACCTACAGCCCGAACGGTGTGGTCCAGAGCATCACCCTGTCCGCGAATGCCACGGCCAACGGTACGGGCATCACCATCACGGCCACGGGTGTTCTCGAAGTCGGTCTGATGTGGCCGTACATCGCGAAGGTGAACTAAGCGCTTCCCGCGCTCCACACTGAATGAAGGGGTGCTTTCGGGCGCCCCTTTTCCTCTTCCCCGCCATCAACAGCGAGATTTGTTCAATGAACGAGAATCCCGGAATCTATGCCGCCTTCAACATCGAACCTGTCGAGCAGACATTCAAGTCGCAGCAGGCCGGCCGTCCGATCTTCGAGGATCGGGAATTTGTCCGCATCGTCATTGCCGGCGACAAAAACACCGAAGTTTTCCGTGAGGCCACCGAAGCCGACAAGGAACGGTTCCACGAGCCCTATGCCCGCTTCAAGAAGGGCCTTTCCGCCCGCGAACAGGTTACCGGCACGCCGCTTCCGAGTGGCCGCTCCTGAAAGCGAGCCAGATCAAGGAATTCGAGGCGATCAACATCTACACCGTCGAGCAGCTTGCTGGCCTGTCGGACACGATGAAGCAGAATATCGGCATGGGCGCGCATGAGCTTTGCGCGGCCGCCAAGGCTTTCCTCGAGAGTGCCGGCAACAACGCCAAGGCCTCCGAGCTCGCTGCCGAAAACGAGCGTCTGAAAGCGGACGTGGATCTGCTCCGCGGCCAGGTCAAGGAGCTCGCTGATCGCATTGCGCAGTTTGACCCGGATGGCTCGGGCAAGTCGGCACGGGCCCCCAAGGCCGCCGCCTGATAGGAGTTTCCGCGCATGAGCCTTTTGACCATCGTGCAGAACGTCTGCGCGGAACTCTCCCTGCCTGTTCCGACCGCTGTTATCTCGTCTCAGGACCCGACGCTCATCCAGCTGCGTATCCTCTGCCAGCGTGCGGGCGATGATCTGGCGAGGGATCATGACTGGTCTATCCTCCGGGTGATCCGGACCTTTGCCTGCACCGGCGCATTGCCGGAGCCGAATGAGCCGCCGGCGGACTGGGAACGCTTTCCCGACAACTCGGCAATGTGGAACACCTCGAGACTGTGGACCCTCAACGGCCCCGTCGATGGCCAGACGTGGATGCGCAACACGGTGTTGAACAGCAACCCGGTGCCGCAGCTGTGGCGCATCTTCGGCGGGAGGCTCGATATCTATCCGAACGTGGCCGGTGAGAACGTGATGTATGAGTACATCTCGAAGAACTGGATCGCGGTGGGTGGCGGCTCGACTTATGCCGCGACCTGGTCGAACGACAACGACACAGGCCGCATCCCTGAGCGCCTGCTGGAATTGTCGCTGATCTGGCGCTGGAAGCGGGCGAAAGGGCTCGACTATTCGGAAGAGCTTGAGAATTACGAACGGGCAAAGGAATCGGAAGTCGGTTCCGACCGTTCCGCGACTGCTGTTTCCCTCTCCAATCCCAACCGCGGCGGCGTACCTGATAACTGGTGGCCGGGCATTATTCAGGTGAACTGATGCGCCAGGCAGCCAGACCAACCGCGAAGACGGCGCGCGTCTCTCCAAGCTTCGACTGGGTTGCGCCGACGGGCGGATGGAGAACCGACATCGAAATGGCTGACATGCCGAAGGATGCGGCTTTCCAGCTCGATAACTTCTTCCCGGAATCAAACAGGGTTCGTGCCCGTTACGGCTCTCAGCCCTATGCGACCGGCCTTGGAGCCGACGTCCAGACAATCATCCCCTACTCGGGAGCGCTCAATAAGCTATTTGCCGCCGCCGGCAGTGGATTGTTTGACATCACCGGGGGAGGCGTAGTCGGCGCTCCCGTCGTTTCCGGTCTCGCAAACGCACACTGGAGCGCGCAGCAGTTCACCAATGCCGGTGGCCAATTCATCAGGATGGTGAACGGCGTCGACACACCGTTGCTCTACAACGGAAGCGTCTGGTCAACGACAGCAATCACCGGGATCACCAACCCGAGCGCCTTGCTGGCCGTGACGGCCTATCGCTCCCGGCTCTGGTTCATCGAGAAGAATTCGACCAACGTCTGGTATCTCGCGACGGATGCGGTTTCAGGCGCGGCCACGTTGCTGAACGTTGGCGGCAACATGAAATATGGCGGCATCCTGGCTGCCATAGGCGTTTGGACGATCCCCGTTTCTACGGGCATTCAGCAGACGCTTGCGATCATGACGAGCGAAGGAGAACTGCTCGTCTACCAAGGTTCAAACCCAGCCGACGCGACGAACTGGAGCTTCGTCGGAAGCTTCAAGCTCGGCAATCCGATCGGCTTTGACCGTTGCCTTCTGAATGTCGGTGCGGATCTCGCCATCATGACAACGGACGGGATCATCCCGATTACGAAGGCAGTGCAGCTCGATCGGGGCGCGACTGATTTAGGGGCAATCACAAAGCCGATCGGCCCCACATGGCTGGACACGGTAGCGTCGGTGGGAACGTCATCAAACCAGTGGCAGTTGTCGGCGTTCCCGAAGCGCCGCATGGCGATTGTGAACCTGCCGAACGACCTCGGAGCATATCAGTACGTCATGAACACCGAAACCGGCGCATGGTGCCGTTTTGTCGGATTGATGGCGTCCTGCTGGGGCACGTGGGAAGAACGGCTGTTCTTCGGGGCGAATGACGGCACGGTCTACGAGGCGGAAGTAGGCGCATCCGACAGCGGGACGGCGATCGACGCTCTGATGGTCGGTGCCTGGAGCCGGTTCGGCGACGGTATCTCTCCGAAGTATTCGAAAGCCATTGGCGCAACCACGCAGATCGGCCCGAATACGATTATGTACGCTTGCGTCTCTGTCGACTACCAGACGACCGTTCCGCTGGCAGTCCTGGCAACGGTGCCGGTTTCCGCCTCCTCGCGATGGGGAACTGCGGTCTGGGGCCAATCACACTTCCCCGGCACGACGTTGACGCGGACCTTTGCTTCTGCCGGAGGAACCGGCGTTGCGCTGGCACCGACGATCCGTGCCCTGATCTCCGGTGACTCCGGGTCCGTTTCCGAAGCTGGTGTCATCGGCGGGACGATCCTTTACGAACGAGGACAGCCGATTTGATCGTCTCGGAACCGAGTGCCGATATCGCGGCTTGGGTGGGCGCGCGCATTGGCGTCAATTTCAGTCCGCCGTTTACGGCTCTGGCAGAAGTCCGCGGAGGCAGGAACGTCGCGGGCTACGTGTTCAACATGTGGACGGCACATGACGTCGAGGTCTCTCTGGCGGCCGACCGACTATCACGACCACTGATGCGAGCTGCCTTTGCCTATGTCGTGACCACGCTCGGCTGTCGTCGGGCAACCTTCAGGACACGTGCCGACAACGTCGCGGCCCAGAAAGCGCTCGATCGGCTTGGAGCCAAGCTGGAAGGCAGGCAGCGCGCCTACTTCGGCGACTGCGATGGACTGCTCTACGGAATTTTGAAAGAGGATTTCCCCCATGGTTTCGACGCCTAAGGCCCCGACGCCTCCAGATCCGACGCAGACTGCGGCGGCCCAGACCGGAACGAACGTCGATACCGCGATTGCGAACGCAGCGCTCGGTCATACCAACCAGGTCACGCCGGACGGATCACTGACGTACAACGTCAGCGGCTACACCACCATGACGGATCAGAACGGCAAAACCTACCAATTGCCGACCTATACCGCGACGCAGAGTTATTCGCCGGGAAATAAGGCGATCTATGACCAGACGCAGCAGACGAAATTGGGGCTTTCCCGGCTGGCGAATGGCCAGACGCAGCGCATTACGGATCTGCTCGGCACGAACGTCGATCTCTCGCAGGAGAACATCGACAAATACACGAACGACCATTGGGTCAGCGGCTTCAACGACACCTGGGATCGCAATCAGGCGTCGCTCGATCAGAAGCTCGCCGACCAGGGCATCAAGATGGGAACGCCGGCGTATTACAACGCCATGGCGGATTTCACGAAGCAGAAGCAGTCGGCGAACGATCAGTATCTGGGCGACATGTATTCGAATGCGCAGAACTCGATCCTGACGCAGAGGAACCAGCCGATCAACGAGATTTCGGCGCTTATGTCCGGCTCTCAGATCTCGCAGCCGAACTACGTGAACACGCCGTCCACGCAGCTTCCGACGGTCGATTACAGCGGCCTGATCAACGAGAACTACAATCAGAAGCTCGGCATCTACAATCAGCAGCAGGCGGCCAGCAATGCGGCGATGGGCGGTCTTTTCGGCCTCGGCTCGTCGCTGCTTGGAGGATGGGCAATGTCCGATCCGCGTCTGAAGCATGATGCAGAAATCATCGGGTACACCGACACTGGGCTTCCCGTCTACGAGTACGAATACGTCTGGGGCGGTGGTCGGCAGGTCGGCGTGATGGCTGACGACGTCGAAGCCGTGATGCCGGAAGCTGTCGCGATCGGCCCCGGCGGGTTCAAGATGGTCAATTACGCGAGGGTCATCTGATGTCATTCATCTTCGGCGGGGATACCGGTCAGACGCAGTCGGACGTCACGGACGCACGCAAGCGGCTCGCTCTCGCCATGTTGCAGCAGGGAGCCGACACGAGTCCGATCCAGTCTCCATGGCAGGGCGCAGCGCGCATGGCGCAGGCCCTTGTTGGTGGCTTGCAGGTGCGTCAGGCGGGCGAGGATCAGCAGGGCGCGGACGCGCAGGTCATGTCGTTGCTGACTGGCCAGCCGTACACCGCTCCGGAGCGTTCCAGCAACTTCCTGTCTCGTCTGTTTGGTGGCTCCAAGGTCCCGGCTTCCGGTGCGCAAGAGGAGGTCGCCGCGACCAATCCAGCGTCTGCAAACGTATCGGACCTGTCCGGCAACCAGATCTACAACGGCTTCATCGACACGGTGAAGAACGGGTACGACAAGGTTCCGGGTGTCACCAATCCGTTCGGCCTTGCTGCCGTTGCCGCGACTGGTCGCGCGGAGAGTGCCTATTCGCCGAAAAACCTGAATGCATCGTGGTCGGACCCGAGCCAGAGTGGCAAGCCGGGGACGGCAGGCGGCCTCATGTCCTGGCGCAATGAGCGCCTTGCGAACCTCCGCAACTTCGCGCAGGCGCAGGGGCAAGACCCGGGCAATATCACGCCCGACATGCAGGCACGCTTCTTTCTGCAGGAGAACCCGAGCCTCATCACGGCGCTCAATGGCGCCGAGAGCGTCGAGGAAGCGCAGCGCCTGATGAACAACGCATGGGCGTTCGCGGGCTATGATCAGCCCGGTGGCGAAAGCGCCCGACGCCTTTCCTATGCGCAGGGCTTCCTGCCGACTTTTGGGACGCAGGTTGCGAGCGCCGCACCGGCGCCAGAAATGGCGGCCGCCGCAGGTCCAGCGCCCGCGCCATATCGAGATCCGCAGGTAACGACGGCCTACCGTCCGCAGCCCCAGGCAACACCGGCAGAGCAGGCCATCAGTCAGCAGGCGCCTTTGCCTCCGCAGGCCCCTGTGCAGGTCGCGTCGATCGATCCCAAGGCAGGCGGCATGCCGGTAGCCCCACCGCAGCCCCATCCTCAGGCATTGCCGCCGCTGCCGTCCAGCACGGTTGCGCCGCCTCCCGCAGTGGCTTCTGTCGCGCCGGTCAAGGCTCTTGCAACCCCGTCACCAGCATCGGCAGCAGCACCCGGTCCGGTTCGGCTTGCGCAGGCTCTCGATGCTACGGCACCGCAGCAGGTGAACCCGCTGGCGAACAATCCGCGTGCACAGGCTCTGGCTCGGGCGATGATGAACCCGAATGCATCGCCGCAGGTTAGGGCGCTGGCGGGGTCCATGTTCCAGCAGGCCATCCAGCCGCGGGAGTATGGTTTCCAGACCCTGCCTGACGGCACGATTATTCGCACCGATCCACGGACGGGTACCGTGGCCCCGATCTATCAGGCTGGAATTTCGCCGGCCGATCAGGCCAGGCTCGACTTCGACAAGGATAAGTTTCGCCAGGAGCAGACCAATCGGGGCACACCGACCGCGACGGAACAGGCAGAAATCGACCTCAACCGCGACAAATTCTCATTCGAGAAGGATAAGCCTATCGTCGTTGAACCGGGGCAATCGCTCTTCAGCCCTGGGCAAAATCAGGTCGTCTATCAGGGAACTGGATATAAGCCCTCTGACGTCACCGATCTCCGCAAGGAAATTCAGGGGCTGCCGACCTACAAGAGCTATCAGCAGGCGCTTCCGTCGTTTCAGTCGATGATTGACACCGCGAAGACCGACAGCAAGGCGTCGGATCTCAACTTGGTCTATGGCCTCGGCAAGATCATGGACCCGAACTCAGTGGTCCGCGAAGGCGAGATGGTGATGGTCAACAATACCTCGAGCCTTCCGGACTGGTTCCAGGGCGTCATCAACAGCGTGAATGGAGGTTCTCGTCTGGAGCCGGCCACCCGAAAGGCAATCCTCGATGAGGCGCGCAGCCGCATGAGTGCGTACCGCGGCGCGCTCGACAATGACCTCGGCCAATATCGCGGCATCGTCGGCCGTCGTGGAATGAACGAGGCCGACATTCTTCCAGTGCTCGGTGATGTCGCGGATGTTCCCGATCTCACCGGTGACCCGAATGCAGGTCCGCCGCCTGAAGGCGTGCCGGCCGACGTCTGGGGCGCAATGACGCCAGCGGAGCGAAAACTATGGCAGAAATGACCCCGGACCAGCAGAAGGCACTTGCCGTCGCAGCCGCTCGCCTCCGCCTCCAGCAGGGCGGCGGCAATGGCCAGGATGGAAGCCTGTCGGCCGATAATGCATCGCGCGCGGTCGCGACCGGTGTCCCGATCGTCGGTGGGCTGCTCAACCGTCTGGATGCCGCGACGAACGCCACGCTGGCACCGGTCGTTGATCCGCGGCTCCCTGACAGCTTCCAGAAGCTTCCCGGTGACACCTGGGAGGAGCGCTATGATCAGGCTCTAAAGATCCAGAAGGGAAAGGACGAGGCTTTCCACGAAGAGCATCCGTATGTCGATACCGGGCTTCAGGTCGCCGGCGGCGTAGCGGGTACGATCCCGGCAGTCATGGCCGCTCCGGCAGCGTTCGGAGATCGAGGTGGAAATCTCCTCCTTCGGTCACTCGTCGCCGGTGGCAGTGGCGCAGCGATCGGCGGCACAGACGCTGCGGTAAGAAATGACGGTGACCTTGAAGCTATCGGAAACGGCATAAAGTGGGGTGGAATTTTCGGCGGTGCTGGTCCCGCAGCGGGTAAGGTTATCGGTAATGGTACGCGCTCGCTGTTGGATGCGCTCCGTTCCCGTGTCGCTTCCCAAACCGCGGGCATGGAGCCGCAGGCATTCGGGTTCTTTCGACGCGCCTTGACCGATGACGGCATTGACACCGCTTCACTTCCGCAGCGATTGGCCGATATGGGACCGGACGCCATCCCGGCCGATCTCGGTCCGAACCTGCAGAAGCAGGCCGGCGCCATCGCCGCGACGCCGGGGCGGGGACAGGAAATCGTCCGCTCTGCGCTGGAGAACCGCTCCTCAGGAGCAAACGCCCGCGTCAACGCAGCGATCGACGAGAACCTTGGTCCGCGGGTGGTCCCCTCGGAAATCGAGCGCGGCATCGAGGCCAATCAGATGGCCGTCGGGCCTGCTTATCGGGAGGCATTCCAAGGCGCACAGCCATTCGACACGGCTCAGATTGCGAATGCTCTGGATGCTGATATCGGTCGCCTCCGTGGGCCTGCCCAGGAATCGCTGCGCCGCGTCCGCCAGATGATGAACGACGCCGGCAGCGGCATGCTGTCGAGCGACCCTCGCGTGATGTTCGAAACCCGCCAGGCGATCGACGGCATGCTTGCCACCGAGCAGAACATCAAGGCAATCGGTGCTCTGACAGATGCACGCCAGATGCTGGACGACGGGCTGCGGCGTGCCGTTCCCCGCATCAAGGAACCGGACGCCATGTACGCGGAACTCGCGCGGCAGGACGAAGCAGTGACGCGTGGGCAGCAGGTTCTGGACAGCGGCCGGACGGCTCCAAGGCCATCCGAGCTTGCAGCTGAGGTCGAGCAGGGTGCGAATCCGCAGGGGTTGCAGATCGGACCTTCAGCTGTCCCTCTTCGCCTCTCCCAGGGCGCCCGTGCAGAGATTGATCGCATCGTTGGAACGAACGTCAACGATATCCGAGCTATGAACTCGCTTATCAAAGGGGAGGGCGACTGGAATCGTCAACGGCTGGCAACGCTGTTCGGGCAGGACAAGGCTGACCGCCTCTTCAAGGTGCTGGAAAACGAGAAGGCTTTTGCCGATACCGCCAACACCGTTACCCGCAACAGCGAGAGTGCCGCCCGCCTGGCAGCCCAGAACGAGCTCGGTGGTGCTGGGAACGCTACGTTCGGCGTCAAGGAAGCGTTCAAGGCCGGTGGTCCCATGGGCGTCGCGCGCTCGATCGCTGTCGACAAGCTCGACGATGTCGTCAAGGCCCTGATGTCCAGCGACACCGGCAATGCAACGCGAGAAAGTCTCGCGCGTGCCCTGGTAGGCGAGCAGCGGGAAAGACTGGTTCAGGGGCTGATAAAGTCGCAGGGGATGGGCAGGACGCCCGCGCTAGTCGACCCGCTTGTCAAATCCCTGCTGTTGAATTCCGGTACCGCGCGGGCGCGATGACGGATCTAGCAAGCAGATGAGACCGTAAAGTAGGACTGAAAATACAACTCCGACCACGAAGCCCCAATTGAAGCTGCCCCCAAGAAGG